CTAAGGAAATAAATATGCCTTTCATTTCATATTTTTCAATAACTGGCACCACAGTTAATTGACTAAAAAAATATGCCGGTATTTGGTTGTGCGGTAAGTTAATGCTTTCTGCTCTGCCACCTGTTGCATTGATTTGGTCGGCTACTTCAACCATACTTCGATTCGTTCTGCCCCAGTTGGCTTCGTTATAAAACATGTATGTGTTATTACCGTAGTCAGTATTGGCATAATGAATCTTTGTAGTTGGATCAAGCAAAACTACAAGTGCATAATCTTTGGAATAATTGCGTAACACATCCAAACCACCAGCACTAAAACCAATTAGTGCAGTAGTCTTTGGATTGATATCTGTGATGCTGGATAAGTTAGTGCCGTATGGAATAATATGTATTTCATAGCGTGACCACATCCATGCAGGTATCTGCTTTTTCATCCATGCAGGTGTTGCGTAATGCATCCCACACCAAATGATAATTGTGCAGAGTGCGTTCATTGCTCACCTCCTTTTTTATTGGTTTTTTCTACTTCTTTGACAATTACGTATAATAAAATTATTGCCATAATCACGCAGAACTGAGGAACTACATAGGTTAAAAAGCTGTCTATCATTTGTCACCTCTGTATGTTTCGTTGTAGTATGCTTCGCCATTTGTATATGCAATTTCATTTGATAATGACATCCTACCATCATCGTGAATCTTTGTTACCCATTTAATTTTTTCTTCATCAAATGCAGCCATAATCTGTTTACGTTCCTCTTCTAAACACTCAGACATTTCCTGCATAAACTGCCGACCACGTGCGGTGTGTTCATCAAATAATGAGTTAGCATATCGCTGCGTTATTCTCATTGCTATTTGTAGTGCTGTTTCTTTACTCATAATGTTTTGCATTTAGGTGCTTTGTATGTTGTTAATGTTGGTAGTGTAGGATGATAGTATGCGATGTTTTCTTGTGACTTTAAATTGCTCATTCGTAATCTTACCAGTCCGCACTTTTCGCATACCGATTTGGCTTCATTAGGATTGTATTCTAACCCATGCGCGTTACTCCATTGATGTCTCATAGTGCTAAAGTATTAAGGTATTCACGCCACATTGGTACACGTTCCTGAAGCTTTGCGATAGCTTCTGCATCGAATTCCACAACCTTTTCATGGATGCGTTCTGCGATGGGAATGTCAAATGCCCATTCGTCCTGTGGTGTTTCAAGGTTAGCATCCGGGTATTCACGAAGGAAGCGTGGCATATCATATATCATATTACGTTCGATGCTCTTTGCCTTCTTTAAGAATACAGGATCACCTTGCGGATCTATCAGGTTAAGTCTGCGCGATAGTCTGTACTTCTCGTCGTTAATCATTTCAATAGGTGCGCTAACTAGGACAAAGCAGAAGGTAGCTTTTGGTGCGCCTGTTAGCCAGCAGTATGCCTGCCCTTGCCAATAGTAGTCTTTGCTGATGTCGCTGGTCTTAGCATCCATGAAGGTGTGTATATCCCATGAAGATTTGATATCCGGCACGTTCACTACTAATCCTGTTTCATCGTCTTTGATAAGCAAATCGGGCGTGCCTTTGATGAAGTCATTAGCAAACATTTCTTCATTCTTAAATACGATTTCGTTACGATGCCTGCGCCACATGTCAATGGCATCATTCTCAACAGCTATACCTTTCTCAATGTACTTGTTGCTAATCTCTTTGTAGCGATTGTACTTCTGCTGCACATAGACTTCCAGTAGTGCGCTCTTTGTTGTTTCGGATAAACCTGATTTCGTGCGTGCATCGGTCATTAGCTTACCAAGCTGCGATGCTCTAAATAGTGTGTTGTTCATGTTGTTATTGATTGATGGTGTAAAAATAGTACATAGGGACATATTGTCCCCATGTGCTTTACAATATACCTTAAATTTTAACATTTATTCGATGCCGTACTGATCCTTCTTCGCATTCAGTTCATCAGCCACTTCAGCTAAGACTTCAGGACTGCATGCTTTGAAGATTTTGTGCAGCTGTGTTAGGTCGGTTGCCTGCTGGATTAGTTCGCGCACATACGCTACATCCTGTTCATGCCCTCTGCCCAATGCACCTTTTAACTTGAACGGCTTGTAGGTGTCTTTATTCACGCGATTAATGTCACGCCCGAATACTTTGCCTAATGACAGCGCAGCGTTTTTAAGGCACTCTGCTTTGAGTTTACCAAATGCCAAGTCCATAGCGTTAGCTTTTTTGTTATCGGGGTTTAATGCCCATCTATTGCGTTCCGTTCCGGTCACGCCATCAGGCACGCGATCTACCATAATGATAACTGAAGCTGCGCCTACCCTGCGAATCTCATAACCACTTATCGGATGGATAACTACCAGGTCAATGGATGCCTGTACTTCATTGGCTAATACTGCCCACTTAAAGTTTTCAGTTCGCCAGTGACCAAAGAACAGTTCATCTAGTGTGGTTTCAACGTGGCTTATAACCAGCGTGCGTGCTTTCTTATCCGGTGTGGATTCGATACCTGCTTGATCAGGTTCTGCGTTCAGCATCTGCTGGAACTTCTGCAGGGCTTCTAAGTTGTCTTTGTGAAAATTCATGTTGTTATTGATTTGATTAGTATTTCATTAAACAATCATTGATTTCTTGGCAGTAGCTAAGCACTGCGTAAAGAATGATGGCTGCTAAAATGTAGCGAAGGATTTTAGATGCTGTTTTCATGTTTTGTTGTTTTTTAAGTTTAAAGATTGCGCGTTACAGTCGCGCCCCTGTTGGCATTATGAATGCAAATCAGTTAGCTGATTTGGATTAAGAACTAACCACGTTCCAGCATCACATAAATCTGCTGTCAATACTTCAACTTGTGAAGCTGACATGTGACGCACAACTTGTACGCGGATTGAAGAAGTAGCAAAGCCAACTACCTTGTTAGCGATTGCATAAGTGAGAGAAGTTTTCATAGGAAAAAAAAGTTTTTGTTGTTGTTTGACCTGACAAATGTAGTGTAACTTTTTACACGCGCAAGAAAATAACTGTTAAAATTTGTTAAAATTTCAATTCCGATTTATACCATGAAAGGTACAAAAGTGAAATAACTACCTTCGAATATACCTTTAAGGGTACGCTACGCCCACGAATAGCTGCCGTAGTTCGGGAATAATTCAAAGTACATACGCATCATTATGGCATCTGCATAGTCTGGAGACTTACCATGCATGCGTGCTATTTCATCTTTGCTTATGACTGCAAGCTTTCCATCGGCTTCAGGTGTTCGCCTGCGGATCATGTCCAGTTCTTGCACGATCACATCCCGGAATGATGCTGTTTTAAATACTACTTTGTTCTGCTCTATCAGTTCTGCCAGCTTGAAATAACATTCTGCTTTTTGATTGGTAAACTTATCAGGCTGTTTGGCACGCCCACCATTAAGGAAGCCTCGGCAACGAAGCATATCGCAGCATCCTCCGCCAACCCCATCTTCATCCACGATAACATTGCTTAGTTTAATTGCGTGCCTGTCGCATAGCTGGCGAATGGTAGTGACTACTGTCGTTATAGGTTGCTTTCGCAGTTCGTGTATTTCGATTAGGTGAAGCCCATGCCATACGCAAATGACAGTTCTATCCTTTCCTAGTCGCGCTATATCCGCACTGATGTACCTGGTAAAGGTTATCTATGGATTCATCATACTCCCAATCTCCATCAAGTAAACGTCTTCTGTCCACTTCAGGCAGCATGCGCAACGTTTCAATGTACGATTCGGGAAGATGCGGATTGTCATTTGGCAATGATTGAATGAACGCAAGATGTTGCGGTAAGCTTTCCGTCTTAAAGGGAGAATAGAATTCGTTGTACAACCATCCTTTTGATGGATTGCATGTGAGCAGCATCTTTGGTTTAAGGTCATATTGATTGAGCTTATATCGGATACGTGATTGCAGGATGTCTATTGCACGCTTGCTAACCTGCGCAGACTCGTCTACGTAGGCATCTGTAAGTTCTAACCCGCCTAGTGAATGGAACTCCGCATCTGATGGATAGGCAAATAAGTCTTTTAAAATAATCTCGCTACCATTACTGAACGTAATGATATTGGTTTGGTTATTCATTGTGTAGTGTTCATTAGGTGCAAGTCCTAACATACCAGCTACTTCAAAAAATGTTTTGAGCGTGGTCTTCTTTAGCGTGTCTAGTTTGCTTCGACCAATTAAACCACGTGTGCCCGGATACTTGAACCTTCGGCTTATCTGCCATGCACAACCGATAAAACTTTTTGATCCACCTGCTGCGCCACCAAAAAGCACTACACGTGCCGGGTGTGAGTTACCCAGCACACGTAATGCTTCTTTTTGTTTAGGCAGGTATTCAATCATCTAAATGTGTGTCATACAATTCATCTAATGCATCTCTATATCTCCATAAAACTACTTTTCTATCACAATCAAGATTGTGCTCAATAGCCCTTAATGTTTTTAATTCGGCATTTATTTTTTCAATGATTGTATAGTGCACATTGTATCTTGATAAGCGTTGCTCAATGAATATATCTTTTACACTATCCCAATTAGCTGAAGTAATCTTTTTAGTTTGCTCTAGATTCAATTGTTCATGCACTACACCATCATCAGATGTTCGTTTTAAATCTTCAGTAATTCGATATGTAAAAAATAAAATTGGCTCCAAGATTTTTGAAGGATTTTCCATGTGTCAAATCTTGTAAATTAAAACGGCAAATCACCTGTGCCTTGTGAATCATCGTCTTGTGTGCGTGGTGGTAATGGCTCCGACATCTTGCCGCTAAAAAACTTGCCGTTCTTGCCTTCCTTAACCCACGCGGCTAGTCGCATCTTCTTTCCGTTCACCATGATTTCACCTGTGTATTCAGGTGCGTTGTTTGTTGTTTTGTTGTTTTTGAATAGGGTAAACTGCCCTTCTTGCATTTGATAGTTGCTCATTGTATTTAATTATTTATGATGTTAATGTCTTCGTACATCAGGGATACTGTCTTTTTTCCCTTAAAGTCTTGCGTTTCTATGATTTCAAAGGTTACTTGCTGGATGCTGT